CGCTGGTTACCACCAACACCACCACGTTCCATACGACGATCCTTCATGCGATCGTAGTCTTCCTCCTTGATGAACTCTTCTTTTTTCATTGGTAACCCCTTATGTTTTGTTGATGCGAATTTCTTCACGTCGGAACGCTTGGCGGAGGCAGCAACTTTGGCAACCTCAGGCGAGGGATTCTCCATCTCTCCCTTCTGAGCCGCTCTAACCATCCCGAAGAATCTTTGTTGTTTTTTGGAGACGGCGGGCATTTACTGTCTCGCGACTTTTGTGCATTTAAGACCTGTGCCATCGATAGTCTCCAAAGGATCCTTCTCTATGTATACAGTCTCACCAGATCTGATCGATGCATTTCTGGCACCCAGTGCTACGTATTTGTCAGCTCCACCACGCTCAGTAACCACAGGTGCATCATCAAGAACGAGCACGATGGTGGCATTGGTATCGTTGACAACACGTACGGCAGTTGCCTTACTCAGATTGGTTGCGGCACTAAGGGTAACCTCAGTTGCCATTACTCGTACTCTATCCATTGTAATTAGTTACAGTAGTGCTTTTACTATTTATCTTGTTGTTGTTTTAGGAACTTAGCAAGATCTGCTGTACTCCCAACAAACATGGTATTGTTAGTTGTATTAACTTCTTTTCCTTTCTTAGGTGCTTCAATGTCAGCAACCTTCTTTTGAAGATCAACTAACTTATCAGCAACATCTCCTACATGCTTGATCAACTGACCAGCAACCTCAAAGGCACGAGGTTGATCAGACTCCTGTGCAAGTTCCAGGATTCCATCAACTGCTTCTTGTCCTTTCTCAATCAATGAATACAAATTCCCACGAGTATATTCGTAGTCCTTCTTCAACTGTTCTTTGGTTGATGCGGATATTTCTTCGATTTTCTTTTCAGGTGGGAGTGGTTTGCTAGCAGGAGCAATCGATGTTTCTACATCAAGTGCATCCTCTATGCCATCAAACTTACTCGTCTTGTCCTGTTGTGGGGTTCCGTGAGAGTCCATCTGTCCATTCCGATTTAATTTCATTGAATCCAAAGTCATCATCAGCATCTACCAGAGCATGGTCAACTTGATCAATCTTAAAGATGTTTGATCCGTTAACGTGTGCTGCTTCGGTAGTAGCGTTCCAAGCACGAGTGACATAAAGTTTAGTACCACTCTTCTTGGTAATACGCATAACCTCATTGTCGATTTGGATGTTAGTCTTAGCAGTAAAGCCAGACGCATCTGCTACGTGAATGATGCCATCATTGTCATCACACGCTTGTGACAGTTGTGATGTTGCTGCACCATCTCTCTGAACGAGAGATGCTGGTGTAGCCTGATAACGTACTTCTCTCGGTGCAGTGGGTACTGCATCGGTAGCATAATCGACGATTGCTTTTGTGATGAGTTCTCCACTCTTGTCTTCCAGAGGACCGTAGATGTAGGTCTTCGCAACAAATTGCAGAGTGTAGATCAAAGTACGACGTGTGTCGTAGTCACCTTCATATTGATCATCGTAATCAATACTTTGAAGAGTGACAGGATAGTCTCTTTTCTCACCCAGTTCAGGGACCAAGTTCATGGTCATGTTGAAACTAGGTTGGAAGAAAGGTAGAATCTGTTCCAGGATTTGTAGAGAATCATCCTGGTTCTTAGCAAGAATTGCTAGTTCAAAATTGATGTTATATGGAACAGGCATGAATGCCTTGTTCTCTTTTGTGCCAGACGTATGTCTGATATACTGTGTAGGAGATACTTTTCTACTAGGATCATAACTGATACCTTGAATCTCAAATGAAATTCTAGGTAGAGTGATCTGTACTTGATCTCTTGTGGAGAGGTCTCCTACTTGACGCAAACGTGCTAAGAACTTTGCCTTAGGACCATAAGCAAGAGGTACTTTCATGACCTCTGTCTTAGAACCAGAGGTTCTGCGAATCTCAATGTTATTGAAGAGTGTGCCGAAACCGACAACCGTCTTCTTGATGATTGAGTTATAGTTGTATGTACCTAACATTAGAGCGTTCCTCCACTGTTGCCATATTCACCGAACGGATTACTTTGAGTAAAGTCAATGATATCATCCGCCTGGGTCTCAATGGTCCAGTTATTATCAAATTCGTCGTTCACATTATTTAGGGTGTTGTAATTATATGTAGTCCACACAGCAGTGCTATCGTTTCCTGTGATGGTTTCGCCAACTCTGAATCCACCAGAACGGTTAATAACTTGCAGAGTTCTAGTAGCAGCATCCCAAGCCTTGACCTCAGCAGTAGTAGCAGATGTACCACCAGTGACAGTCTCACCAGCAGTAAAGATACCACTACCACCTTCTGCCATGACAACAGAGATTGCACTAGCAAAGTTAGTCTGGATAGCATCCACGGCAGCCACACCAGTGTCGATGTCCTCGTCGCTGTACTCGAACAGTTCGCAACGTAGACCCCAGACATACTGGTTACCCAACTGATAGAAGGGTTGTTCGTGCTCTACATATTGAATCTCAAAGGTCTTATTGACCATACTAAAATGAATCAGATCTCCTTCATTAGGACGACCTTCTACAATCAGAGTAGCATTGTCATCTACTGCTGCTGTAAAGCGTCTCCTTGAAATGATGAAGGTGACTTGATCCTGAATTCTGACACCAAACTTTGAGAAAATATCGCCGTCGCCCCTAAAACCACCAGCATCTTCAAGATAGACTTCCACTTCAAAGGCTCCCTCAAACTTGGAGAGGGTGTCTTCTCCGAATACAGAGTCTTCTTTGACGAGCGTTCTTGGGATGTAATAGACGTTCTTGCCGAACATCTTAATTTGCTCATCGACGAGATCTTGTACGAGACCTTGCTCTCCCGCTGTACCTTGGGTGAAGAAACTGTTAAGTGCCATATCATCCGATCATGTCTAGGGGTGGAGTTTCCCAAGTGGTACGTAGTTGCTCATCGAGAATCTTTAACTCTTCAACAGCATCGTTGTAGATCATCTCTCCATTGAGAGTGACACCACCTGGCATTTGGACATTCTGGAATTTGGTCAGGTTCTGTCCCCACTGCTTTTTAATCTTTGCAGTAGCATAATCCTTCAACCACATCTGATTATAGATTTCAGTCCAGGTTGTGGGATCAAGAGCACGCCAACACTTGATAACAATAAACTGATCTTCCAGGGCATCCTGAGACCAGTCGAAGTCCAAATAAATCTTATCTTGTACAGCATTGTATCTAATTGGTTTCATACCTTCTAGGATGAAATCAATAGTTTCTAGATGCTGTTGGATCATATAGTAATGATAGAACTGTGTAGACGTAAAGTCATACAGATCATTCAATCTCATCTGATAACGAATGTCGAACATATTACGAGTGCCCTTATCAGTGAAGGAGAAGATACCTTCAATGGCAGTAATATGTTCAGGAACTGAGAGGAAAGCATTACCTTCTTTCCAAGTTGTAGTACCATCAGCGGCAGTGACAGTAGAGTCTGATTTACCAGCATCAATCTCTGCTTGGGTAAATTGGTGTTTCAGATAAACACGTTCAGCACCTTCATAGTGAAACTGCTGGAACTTTTGAATCGCATAGTCGATGGCATCATCACATTGATCATCGGATACGTTTACCTCTAAGACTGGTTTACCCAGTCTACGGAGGCAGTATTCTTTTAGTTCTGCCTTGGAAGTTGGAATTGCCATTGGTTATCAGAGAGCGGCGACGCGGGACTGGAAGTCGGAGAAGGAAGAAGAAGCAGCAACAACTGCTTTAAGATCTGCCAGAGACAGAGTTTCAGCTTGCAGAGCGGAGTCTGCTGTTGCACCCTGTGCAGCAGTTGCATAATCAGTAGATGCAGTTGCAGCAGCAGTACCCAGAGTAGGTTTGCCAGTCAGGTCTGCATATGCACCAGAGAACAAGGTAGGCTTACCAGTCAAGTCTGCATATGCACCAGAGAAGAGCGTAGGCAGATTGGTAAGATCATCGTAATCATTGCTGGTAGCAACAGCACCCAGATCTCCTGGTTGAGTTGCACTAGCAGCAAGAGCACCCTGTGCAGCAGTTGCATAGTCAGTAGCAGCGGTAGTAGCAGCAGTACCCAAACCAAGAGTGGTACGAGCAGCAGCAGCGTCTGCATCATCAATCAGGGTTCCACCGAAGGTGCTGACAGCAGATGCGTCAAGTTTTCCAGTGATACCAGCGACAACACGAGCATCAGCGCGTGCGTCTGTGTAATACAGGTTGCTACCTTCTGCCAGATCACCAGTGTCCTTGCTGCTGAGGTCAAGATTTGCACCAACTTGAAGTGCGATACGAGCATCAGCACGAGCGTTGGTGTAGTAGAGGTTACTACCCTCAGTGATGTTGCTAGTATCAAACTCACCAAAGTCAGCTGACAAGGTAAGCAGGTTACCTGCATCGTTGTAAGTAGCAGAGATACCAGTACCACCAGAGATCAGAGCAGCAACGCGATCGTCAACTCTTTCATC